TCTAAAAGAGCATACTCATGGATTGCAAATGCGTTTGGTATCTTTGAAGAAGAGATTAAATCTGCTGAATATTCATGGTTAGATTTATCCGAAGCAATGGGACAATTTGTTGGTAATAATGTAGAAGATAGTAATATATCTTTGAGTGTGTTACACAGATTATTAACGTTAGATTGCTCTACTATTGATGGTAATTCCTTTATCTTGTTTAAAGAACATATTACTAAGATGTCAGGTATAGAAGTTAAATGGTTTCTAAGATATTGGCTACGTTTACCTAGAAATGGTGTTACTGAATTAGTAGTAAGTAAGGCGTTAGTTAAATATTATAGTAACCCTAAGATTTTAGAGTATGTTAAATATCATACACTCACTAATGTATGTGTATATTTAGATAATGGGAATGAACCAACAACAACTGCTGAACATGGTTTATTCATTAAACCTATGTTGGCTAAGAATTGGAACACAAGCAACTCATTACCATTAGAATATGTAATGGATGTTAAGTATGACGGTAATAGATATCAAATACATAAATATAATCAGAAGGTTATTATCTTTAATCGTAAAGGTAAAGTTGTTACTAATCAATATACAGATGTAAAGAAAATTGTACAAGGTTTTGATGGTAGTTTTATAATAGATACTGAAATTTACCCTGTAGATTTAGAAGGTAAACCTGTAAACCATAAACTATTAGCCAAGAGAGTACATTCTAAAGATAAACAACAAGCAATAGAAGAGTGCCCTGTAAGAATAGCAATATTTGATATTATGATGTTTATGGGTGAGTCTCTACTAGAAGAAAAGTATAGAGATAGGTTAATTCATCTAAAAGGAATACCATCTGAATATTTATCTTTGATGTATAATAGAGATTACACAGGTGCTATTGTTGACATGTCATTTGAAGCGGCATATAATAGTGCTATCAATGATGGTTATGAAGGTATAATGATTAAGGACTTAAATTCTACATATGATGTTGGAAGAAGAAGTAGTAATTTATTAAAACATAAACCACCAAGAATAGAATTAGATGTTGTAATAACATCTGCATCATATGGTGAAGGTAAACTCAGTGATGTGTTTGGTTCATATGGTATATCAGTAAAGGAAGACGGAGAGTATATCCAAATTGGTTCTGTTGGTACTGGATTTTCTGATTTACAAAGAAGAATATTAACAACAGAGTTAAAGAAGATAGTAGATGTATTTTATAATGGAGTGTTTCACTTTTTACCAAGAAGAGTAATACAAGTTACTGCTGATATGATACAGATGGATAATGAAGGAAAATATGCACTTAGGTTTCCAAGGTTAGTTAGACTTAGAGATGATAAATTTCCTAGTGAAGTTAATACTATAGATGACTTAAAACAAATGAGTTTTTAATAAAGGTTATAGCATGCACCGTGTTGCTCTTGAACTGTACTCCTTGTGAGTATGGTTTGGAAATAAAAAGTCTAAAGTTCGTTTTCTTTTTCAAGTACATCCTTTTCCAACGGGGTCATGCCCGTAGACTTGACCATACTTGCATTATTGGAGTAACATATAACTACCCGTATACATACCGCTAGATGTGTTTAGTCGAGAAGAGTTAGGTGGTATATTTCTTAGTATACCAACCGCAGAAGTGTCAGTGGTCAAACAATCAAATCTTTCTGTTGGATATAGAGTAAGATTACGAGTGTGTATACGAGCAAGAATAGATTTCCTATTAGCAATAGAAAGAAGTCTATTACAGTCTCAAATACATTGTACTATAAAAGAAAAAGAAAACAAACAAAGACCTAGACCTATATTAAGTATCACAGATAAACATAGTCTTGAACTATTATTAACCTTAATACCCAATAAACCATCTAATATTAATTGGGAAATATTTGATGAAATATTTATATTATACATGTGGAAAAGGCATCTAACACAAGAAGGGTTAGATGAAATACTAACATTAAAGGGGTTACTTTGAATGTTATGTGTTAGGTGTGCATTACGCAACCCAAAAAAAGGAATGAACATATGTAGTGTATGTCAGATTAATTTAATGGTAGAAGATGTACCAAATATAGTAAAAGATTCAGAAGTAATAGATTGGTATGTATTGAAAGCAATAGAACAAGGTTGTAGATATTGTTCTTCACATAAATTTGGTATAGAAGCCGGAATAAATTATGAAAATGAACTTAAATGGTATATATTAAAAATAGATTGTGATGAGTGTAATAATAAGTATGAAGAGATAGTGGAAGTGAGAACAAATGAGTCTAAAACAGATGCAATTAAAAAGGGCAATAATAATAATCGGCAAAACCGACACTGAGAAGAAAGAAAAATTACTACAGTTTGTTTCAGAAGGATATATATTCAAGTACGCTAATGAATATGATATAGAAGATAACTATAGTATCCCTATAGACACAGGTATTGTTATTGATGATTGTCACTATAAAGCAAACGTTGACCTTATACGTAAAACAATATTAGAATATAGAGGTCAAGTAGTATTAATGTCTGATAATCAAAAGGATGTATCTAAGACGATATTTAATTTATGTAAACTCAAAAGGGCTACTAAGAAAGATACTTCTCTACATGAGATTGCTCCTAGAGCAAGACCTCCACATAATTATGATGTGGATACTTTTAGTTTAGTACGAGAATATCTTACTTCAACTAATAGAGAAGATATTCGTACTACACTGAATATAAGTAAACCTCCCGATGTACAGTTATTGTCATGGTTAGCACCTAATTTACATCCAAATAAACTATCTTTTGTTGATTTTCATGTAAGTAGGAAATGGAGTACAAAATACTTTTATGATTTATTGGCATATGCACATGATGGTAGAATGAATAGAAAAATGCAAATGCCAAAGAGGAGAGCATATTCCCAAATACCAAAAATATGTAGAAAGTTAAAACTCAAACCATCAGATGTACACCTTCTGAAGGATTTATTAAAGGATGAAGCATTTAGAGAATATGCTAAAACACAATTAGATAATGGGGAATGTAGAATCCTCAAATTAGGTGAGAAGAAAAGAAGAAAGAAGACTGATGTAATAATTGCTCAGTCCTCATTAGAACAATGGTGATTAAAATGTTATGGACAGAAAAATATAGACCAAGTAGATTAAATGGATTAATAGGACAACCTAATTTTGTAATAGATGCAGAGCATTGGATTGCTAATCAAGAAATGCCTAATTTATTGTTGTATGGTATAGCAGGTGTTGGTAAAACAACGGCTGGCATTGTGCTAGCAAATCAACTCCTAGGCGAAGACAAGTCTACAAACTTTTTTGAGATAAACGCCTCTGATGATAGAAAACTAGAGACTGTTAGAACAAGAATAAAAGATATTGCTTCTACTAGTAAAGTAGGAGATGTTCCATTTAAAATTGTACTATTAGATGAAATGGATGGTATGACTAAAGATGCACAAAATGCATTAAAACGAATAATGGAAAGATATGCTGGTAATTGTAGATTCATTATTACATGTAATGATAGACATAAAATTATATATCCATTAATATCAAGATGTGCTAATTATTGTTTCAGAAGAATAAATAACTCTGAGATGTTTACACTGTTTTCTGATATATTGGCGAAAGAATCTGTATTAGATTATCAATATTCAGCAGAAGAATTAGAAACATTCATAGAGTCCTTGCATGGAGATGTAAGAAGAGGACTCACTGAACTACAAGCGGCTTATTCAAGCCATACACCACTGAGAAATCAAATAGATAAAAACTTATCACCTTATACAGAAATATTAAAATTAATTAATAAAAATGATTATCAAAATGCACTAGAAGGGGTACACAATTTGTTATATGATTCGGTGGAAATGAAAACAGTATGTATTAATTTACATGATACTATTATTAAAACAGAGTTAGTTAATACACAGAAATTCAAACTTTTACGAGTGGTAGGTGAAGCCGAATGGAGAAGTAGTAACAGTACTCCAAAGGTATTAGCCTCATGGATGATAGGGCAGATGATGTAAGATGAGTAAATTAAATTTAAACAACAATAATGTTGTAGACCACAAGCAAAGCAAAACAGAACAAAAAATGAATAAAAGGAGAAATAAATATGAATGAAGAAATGATAAATGAAATAAAGAAAGCGGCTGAAATACTCGGTATGACCGAAGAGGAGGGTAAGACAAAATTCTTGGATATATGTCAACAAAATAATATTGACATAGAACAAGAATCTCTACTCGCTCGAAGTCTATGGAGACAATACTTTAGTAACGCTAAGATGGCACAAGGACGAACAACCACAACAAGTAGTGGGAACAATGATGATAACTTCTTTAAACAAGCAAGTGGATTCTTCATCTCTCTAGATGATGCTAGAGATATGATGGCTTCTCAAAGAGAAAGAATAGTTGCTTCATACCATAGAGATGCTGATACAACATACAACCAAGGGCAAATAGCAATGTTTTCTGCTTTAGATGAAAACACCTTTGAAGGAAGTATGATGGTTAAAGGAGAAGAAGTAACAAAGGTTATGACTAAATTACCTAACAATAATGTTGAGTTAGAGAATGGGTTATATCTAGTACCATTAGATAACACAGAAAAATATGGTACATATGTAAACAAGAACTTTGGTAAACCATTACCTAAATCAGAGTTTAGAAGAAGTGGTGTATTCATTGGAGAAGTGAGTGGTAAGTTTGGTAAGTATTACTTTAACTATAAAGGAGAACACTGTCAAACCTTTGCACCTAACACCTTTGAGTTAGTACACTTTGCATGCACAGTTAATTCTAATGATGGTTCTAAAATACATGGTGTTACAGATAAAACAACTGCTAGTCTATTAATGAACAATAATATAGCCAAGGATAACCCTCTAGCAATAGTTGAATCAGATATTGATATGCAAGATATGTTAATGAAATATTCTAATGATAACTTCAGCACGTTGATTGATTTAGATAGATATCATACACAGGTTATGAACAAAGCATATGCAGATAGATTTGTATTTACTGATGGTAGTGTAACTAGTATAAACATGAACCCAACAAAGAATGGTAATAGAATCATTAACTTAGATGATTTGAATACTGACTTTGATTTTGATAGTGAAGGTTGGAGTGGTACTACTTGTTGGATACCTTCTAACATAGATATTGATTTCGGAATAGGTTCTAATGTTATCATAGTAGGAAGAACTTCTCAATCTAGAGATATGGATGGAAATATACAAGCCGTTACAATTAACGTTAGTGGTTTATATGTAACTAAACTAAGAGGTGGAAGTCCACAACAGATAGATTTTGTTGATGAAGAAGATGACACAGACTGGTTCTTTAGTTGAGTGTGATTTATTTTGATGAATTTTACATTAATAGAAAATAAAGAATCTAAAGAACTATTTGTTCAGGGGAGAAGTTTTTGCTTCCCCCTGACACAAGTAAATTTTGTTACTTGGAGATTAAATGATGAGACAGGCCATTATTGGTTTAAGTTTCATTTTGGCGCAGGTAAAGAAATACGAGTAAAAGTAGACTTAACAGAAGTAAATGAAATACTATCCGCATGGACAAACACAAATACAAATTATAGAGGAAATAGAAATGAGTTGGAAAACACAGAATAAAAATGAAGCAATAACGACAGATGAAAAACAAATAGGTTCTTTTGCATTAGGCAGGGAAGCGTATCTCGCTAAGAGACAAATCGCACAAGAAAGAAATAAGAATTTTCTTTGTGTTGGTATATGGGGCGCACCTAAATCAGCAAAATCAGGATTAGCAGCAGACATTCTTACTGATGAAGATATTAAGAATGGTATGCATGTATTTGTATGGGATTATGATAATAGATTTATTGATGTTAAAAGAAATCATTATGCTAACAATGAAAATCTTGTAGTATTCAACCCTATAGAAAGACATCCTGATACTCTTGTAGATATTAAGGCTACTAAACATAATGCAGAAATGCACTATCAAGAAGCCATGACATATTTAGAGCAAGGTAAACTAAAAGCAGTAATTGTAGATGGGGCTGATAAGTTCCTAACTGATGTATGTGAAACATATATGAGAGTTAAACATAATTTAGATGCCGATACTGTAATTAAACAGTTACCGTTTGTTTGGGGTGATAGGAATACACCTTACAAGAACTTCTTACATAAGAAGATATTAGAAATGAATTGTCATAGAATAGTAATAGCACATTCTAAAGATAAGTATGTTGATGGTAGCCCTGTTGGGACTATTGCTAATTGGCATGAAAGTACCGAAGATATATTTACTACAACAATTAAAATGGACAGAAAGATAGTAAAGGGCAATGCTACTTTTACTGCTTTAATAGAAGCCTCGGCTACTAAACCGGAGTTAATAGGAACAAGACATACTATTCTTACTATTAATAATGGTAAAGTAGAGTGGTTCGGTTTAGATGTTTTGAAGAAGGGAGAATTATGAAGTTCACTATTTCCTCAAAGACATTAATAGAACACTTAGAAATAATTATGATGAAAGGTAAGTACTTTCAAAGTGAAGGTGCGAAGAGTGGTTTTCTAACTAACTATGCAGTATTAGATATTGCACATGTTAATGCAAACAATAAGATGGAGATATATAATGCTGATACAAGTACTGCTTGTATGATATCAATACCTGTCTCCGGTACAGTAGAAGTAGGTCAATGTGTTGTAGACATAAATAAGACTGTAAGTTTTCTCAAACCTTTTGGTTCTGAAGTTATTATTACTATTAGTGATTTTATTACTATAGAAGATAATAGTGATGGGGCTACTAAGAAAGCAACACTCCCTAAAGTATTGTCTCATGACGGTATGGGATTAATTGCTAGAATGATGAACTTTTCAAACAGTTGGAACTACAATGATGTTACATCTAGTATGCCTACATTTAGTAAAACCACATTTGATACATGTGTACAAACATTAGCAACAGATATAGTACCTATTGCTAAATCATGTGAAGTAGTTGGAGTAGCAAAATATAGGTTTGATTTTGATAATAGTACAGAAGGTCTATTGAAAATATCTAGTACAAAAACTGAAGTAGAAAAATATGAAGGTAGTCTAATACCATTAACACATGATGGTGAATGTGCCACAGTTGAGTTCACTGGGAACTTCTATAAGTTTCTAGATGGGTTAGTAAGAATATATATGAAAGACGATGCACCAATATTAATGGTATGTCAAAATAGGATGCTGTTGAAAGCACCATACTTATCAGGATGATATTATGATTATAAATAGGTTAAAGGAAGGAATTGGGTTAAGATGGCGCAATAAGTCTTCTATTCGGCAAGAGTGTATTATTCCTTTTGTCGAATACCAACCTTATTTCTACATCAATGCTAATGAAGCCCAACCAACACAGTTGATTATTGGGGATAAGTGGGGTAGGTTTCCTGTAGAACTAACTTATGAATTAGGAGATTATGTTAACTTAGCAGGTGAACAACTTACTAAAGTAATGTGGAGTCCATCAAATTCAAATCATACAAGAAATCTAAAAGATTGTTTTATTGAAACATATGAAGCAGACGTTGCTTTTCATTACAGGTTTTGTGTAGATGAATTAGAAGTATTACCTGAATACAAATTAAACAAATGGTATTGGGATATGGAATGGATGCAAGGTGGAGAGTATGATGGATGTATTACGTGTATCTCTGTGTATGATTCATATAGAGATGTATGTGAAGTATTATGGTGGAGTCCTAACAAAATAGAAGTCGAAGGACATAATAAACACTTTAATTCAGAAAGAGGTATGTTGCATTATTTTCTTAACATGATAGAGGATGATGACCCCGATATGCTTATTTCTTGGTTTGGTTGGAAGTTCGATTTACCTAAGTTAATACAAAGATTAGTAGTTAACGATATAGATGCAAGAGACCTATCTCCATTTCAGCAATTAACAGGAGTATCTTGGTCATCTAAAACATCTAAAGTTAATTTAAATGATAAAGTTGTTAGTAACTATTCACCAATAAGTCAACCTATCAAAGGTAGGATATGTGTACCATTAGATTTAGCATTTGAAAGACAGTGGAATGATTCACAGAGAGGAACATTACCATCAATGGCTTTAGACTATGTAGCAGAACTTACGTTAGGTAAGAAGAAATTAGTCAGTGATAAGTTTCCTGATAAGAATGACTTCTTCAAAAAAGGTTGGTTAGAAGATACACAAAGATATTTAGATTACGCTAAAGTAGATGCAGAACTATTATATCAAATAGATAATGAAATGTTTATTACAGAATCTATTGTAGCATTACAACGATTACTAATTGCTCCATTCGATGCTTGTTTTTATGCATCTAATATGGGTGGAATATACTTCATGCGTAACGCTACTTGGAAAGCCCCTACAGGAAGGAAAACCGAAAGGGTAGAATATGATGGGGCAATGGTATATGACCCTCTGAGTGAGAATACAAATGGACTACATTTTGGTGTAGCCGCATTTGATTTTGCAGGTCTATATCCTTCTATGATGATAGCAAGAAACATTAGTTGGGAAACTAAATCAGATGTTCCAACAGAGTTTGGTGTTAATATTAAGACTCCTAAAGATTTTTCTGAAGTTAAACAGAAAGATATGAGGTATTATAGAACTGATAAGTTAGGACTATTACCAAAAGCAGTTCTAGAGTTAAAAGAACTTAGAAGTAAGTATAAAAAATTAATGAAAGAATCTAAAACAGATGAAGATATTAATAAGTGGAATAGTAATCAATTAGCAGTAAAGAGATTGTCGGCATCCTTTTATGGTATTACTGCTTACCAAGGATTCGGTTGGGCTGATGTTGATTTGGCCGCGAGTATAACTGCTAGTGCTAGAGAAGCAATTAGAAGTGCCGCATTTAAAGTGAGGGAATTATAATGCCAAGTAAATGTTTAACATGTGAAATAATTTTCACAATTAGAAACCCTAAAGACAAAACTAGTTTTTCAAATAAACTATGTGGTAAATGTTACTTAGGATGGAAGAAAGAACAAAGGAAAAGGAGAGGATTAAAATGATGGCAAGACCAAATAAAAATATACCAATAATACGAAACTGTGTAACTTGTGATAAAATATTCAAGTTAGCAAAAAGAGATGTAAAAAACTGTGCAACATGTACACGGAGAGCAAGGGAGGCTAAGAGACATGAAAGAATTTGTAATTGAACATGGTTGTTTTTTAGGAGTATTACTATTATATCTTGCTTTCGTTTATTGGTTTAGTGTAACACATTTAGATTATGCTAGCATAGAAGATACACCAAGACAAGAAGAGGAGGAATAATAATGTATAATGAGTTTAAGTTTAGATTAACAAGTGTTAAACATGCTGAGTTTGAGATATACAAAGGCTTTCTAGGTAATGAAAGACAAGAGACTATTGGTACAACAATGCAATCTATCTTTGATAGAGTAGTACCTAAGAATGATGCAGTAGCATTGAAGAGATGGAATACTGCCATCAAAAATGTCAAGCATCAGATGACAAATAAGTTAGAAAATAGGAGACAGTATTTACCTGTTGGACATATTGATAGGAGTGAAGAACAATGATAAGAAAATGTGTTATAAAAGGATGTAACCATGATAGAGTTATGTTTGATGAATGTTATTATCATTATTATGTTGCTTGGGGGAGTATATAATGGAATGTAATATATGTAGAGAAAAACAAATAACAACAATATCATTACAAACAGTAGGGGAATTTGGCACAGTGTGTGATAACTGTATTAAATTAGGTATAAAAGCATTAGTAGTTCTATCTAAAGAACTTAATTTACCAGTAAAGAAGGAGTTAATTGAATGAGTTTGAATTTAATATTATTATTGATGGTTTCTTTTTTCGGTTTAGGGTATGGTGTAGTTATGTTATACTCATGTATAATTAAATTAAAAGAAATACTGGGGAGAAAATAATGAAAGTAGTTTACGGTCACACTGATTCTATTTATGTAGAGATAGATAGTATAGAAAAATCAAAAGAAACATTATCTATCTTAAATGAACATGTTAGGAAAAGTTTCCCTAATGTGTTAGGGTTAGATGAACACCCTGTAGTATTAGAATTTGAAAAATACTTCCATAGTTTAGGAGTAGGTGTTACCAAGAATAGAAATGCAGGTCTAATAACATGGAAAGATAATAAAAACTTAGAAGAGATGGAATTTACTATGACGGGTTTTACTGCTAAAAGAGTATCAGAAACTAAATTAGCAAAGGAAGTTCAATTAACGGTTTTACGAATGTGGGTAGAAGGTAAGACCGAAGATGAAGTAAGTGATTACCTTAATGATATATATTATAAAGTTTTGAATGGTAAGATACCTTTACTTGATATATTGAAAAGAAGTAGATATAGAGAAGCAAGATTCTTAGTAACATGTCAAACATGTAAAAAGAATTCAACTCTAAATGATTTAGTATCGGCTACCTGTTGTAGTCTGCCTAAATTAAAAACATTAGAAGATAAGAATGTAACGGTTGGTGCAGGAATAGCAGGAATATTGTTCTACAATAATTTACCTAATAACATACCAATAACAGATTCATATCTATATTGTAAAATTAAAGAAAATAGTAATAATAAATTTATACATCCTGTAACACAACAAGGTGTAGTTACTACTTGGTATTCTGCAAACAATGAAAAGGAAATAGAGTCTTTTCTAAAGACCTCCGGTAGTTTCATTGATTGGTTTTATTATGCCAATACAATAGTAAAAAAAGCAGAACCAATATATTTAGCAATGGATTGGGCTAGTAATAAAATATCAAAAGATAGAAATCAAAAAGATTTAGAAGAGTGGTTTTAATGGCAAGAAGAAGTAGTAATACAAATGAATATACATATAAGTGGATAGCAGATACATATGGTGATAAGGACTTACCAATTTTAAAGATAACAAAGTCTTCATTTGGTTCATTTCAATGGTGTCCTAGAAAATATCAGTTTTCATATATAGAAAGATTACCACAAGATACTACCGAAGCAATGTATAAAGGTACTATAGTTCATAATGCTAGAGAAGCATTCTTTGATGATTTTAGTATTGCAAAAGCAGTAGATATGTCTCATTCAGAATTAATTAAATATTGTATGAGTTTACATCCAATTGATGACTACACTGAAATGTATGAAACAATGGCTATCTTTGAGGCTAACAGGTTCTTAGAAGCAAAAGAAAATTCAGAGACAGGAGTACCACAAGATTTCTTACCTGTAGTAAATGAAGTAATGTTAGATGCTAAAATTACTATAGGTCAACATGATAATCCTAAGTTTATCTTAAAAAGAGATTACACTGTTCACTTACAAGGAATAATAGATAGGATGTTTTACGAAGATGGTTCTTATATCCCAATGGAATTAAAAACTGGTTTATGGAAAGACTATAAGAAAACGATGATGAGAAAAGAAATGGCATTCTATAAATTATTATGTGAGAATGCTACTGATGAGTTATTAGAAAAAGCAGGACTAAGTAAAGATATACCAATTACCCATTGGGCATGGTATTATCCTGCTTCTAACTATCTATATACAGAAAAAATGAAACCTAGTAGTGTTACATCTGTAAAGAAAGGTATAGCACAATTAATATACGCATATGAACACGGAGTATTCCCCACCAAATACTTTGCAAGAACATGTTCTTCTTGTAGTTTCTTTGGAATATGCGATGCGGCAAATACGGAGAGTTGGTTATGAGAATAATATCTAGAATAATATCAAGCAGTAAATTATGGAGAAATAAGAATGATAGAAGAAAAAATTAAAAAATTATTAAAAGAACGAAAATGGACATTTGCAGATTTTCAAGACATGGAAAATATTGTTGATGAATTTAATTTAACCCTACAAACAGAAATGACAGTAGGTGAAAAACTAAATTTAATATTTGATAAAAAACCATATGTTTCTGATACTATAAAAGTAACTGAAAGAATATTAAATGGTGAAGTACATAGAGAAGATGATGGTTGGGAAATAAGATTTATTCCTGATAGTTGGAATTTCGAAGACATATTTTCTAGAACAGTTTCAGAACAATTAAGCATTGCTATAGCAAATGCATTGAAAGAACAATTAATGAATGCAAATATAAATTTTAATAAGGAGGATGAAAAGAATGAAATTTCCAAGAACAGTTTGGTCAGGGAGTCACCTAAAGGGAGCAAGACAGTTTCCAAGAAGAGTGATGAGAAACAAAAGTGAATTTATAGAATGGTTTAATTTACACAATGGTATAATGAATTGTTATACTACAGTGTATAATTTTTCTGAATATTCAGAGACAATACAATTAGACCATAGTGTAATATTAGATAGGATGTTTTTAGATTTTGATGCACATGATAAGCCTTTAGTAGAAGCATATGATGATTATGATAAACTAAGAGACTATTATATTACAATGGGAATTAAGTTTGATTCATTCTTTAGTGGGAAGGGTTTTCATATGATAGTATATGGAGAAGTGGTAGATGATATCAGATGCATTCAACAGTATTATACCAAGATGGCTATTGATTATCCTACCCTTGATAGAACAGGTATACAAACTAAAAGACTTCGTAGATTACCTAATTCGATGAATCTAAGTAGTGATGGATATTTTTGCATTCCATTAGATAAGAAGTATAGTTTGTCTAATATTCTAAAGTTAGCAAAAAAACCTCATCTAGTTTCATCTAAAATAGAAGGTAAGTTAATACAATGGCCTAAAGTAAAATCTATGAAACTATCAGATGTTGAAGTAGATATACCCACACCATTAGGTAGACTACCAATATTACCATGTCTTCATAATGCAATAACTGTAGAGAACCCAAGCCATTATGCTAGAGTTTATCTTATACAGTGGTATCGTGATTTACTTTCTCTAGGTGAAAGAAGTATCAGCCTACAGAAACAACAGGAAATTATTGATGCTATTATGACTGAATTAGATTCAATTGCATCAGGGGAAGATATGTGGTTAGATTGGGATGAACCTAAAACAAGAGGATATGTCACTGGTATTGTGAGAAAAGGATATAATGCGGCGGGATGTAAATCAGTGTTAATCCCTCAAGGATATTGTGTTGGTAAATGTTGGAGGTATACTGAATGAATAGAGAAGATAAAATATTTTACTCAAGGATGAGTTTCTATTTGACAGGTTCATTGGCATTTATTAATAGTACTTTTAATTTAGTAGGTGCGTGTATATGAATAAATTATTAATAGATAGTAGAGAAGATTCTGCATTAACAGATGAAGTCTTACTAAAGTGTACAGAACTAAACATTTTGTTTGAAAAACAATGGTTAGAGATAGGAGACTATACATTCAATGATGTATGTTTTGAAGCAAAGTCTGCGTATGATTTCTTATTGTCTGTATTAAATAAAAGACTATGGAATCAATTAGATAACATGGATAGAGCATTTGATAATAACTTAGTCATAGTGTATGGAGACTTTAAAGACGCATACAAAGATTATCGTAAGTATGGTAAATCACCATATGGTATGATTAAAAATAAGTTCTATGGAGCAATGGGAAAAATAATATTAGACTTAGATTGTAATATATTGTTTGTTCCAAATGAAAAGATTGCGGCTCAATTAATTGCAGTAGTATGTAAAATGCAACCTATAGATAGAGAAGTATACAATCCACGTTTAGTTAAACAACGTAAGATAAGCACATCAGATTTAAGAATGGATGTTTTAACAACTGTTAAAGGCATTAGTGAAAAGAAAGCCAAGTTATTAATTAAAGAGTTTGGTTCTCTTATGGAAATAGGAGAAACAGACCCGTCAGAAATCGCTATGCTAGACGGTTTTGGAAAAGTTTTAGCGAATAGACTCTATGATGTTTTAAACTCAGAAGAGAAACAGGTGATATAAATGGATAACGAGAATAATAATGATTATATAGAATTAGAAGAAGACAGATTATACTTTGATGGACTACATGATACTAATACAATAGGTCAAAAGAAAGGTAAACTACCAAGAGTAGTAGAAGCATATGTTAAGAGTGCTACAGAAGTATCAAAATACAATGAAGTACCGTCAGCAGTATCTTTCTACACATTGTTAGGTCAAATATGTAAAGACATGGTTGCTATCCCTAGTGGTAGAAGAATTGATGATACTAGAGTACATTTCATTTGGATGCAAACATCAGGAACAGGTAAATCAACATTGTATGATTTCTTTGGGCCAGTATCAGATTTAACATTTGAATTAATCAATAAAAAATATAATACAGATTTTGATGTATTCTCCATTAAGGATACTACAGATGCCGCATTAGTTGGTTCAATGGGAACTGAAAGAGTAGAAGAATCTGATGATAATGGTAATGTAAGAATGGTAGACCAACCCATACAAATTATGGGAGCATTAGAAGGAGCAGGTTTAGCGGCTTATGATGAGTTCGAATATTCAGGTGTCTTTAAACAAAGTCAACACAAAGAAAATGTTATAATGTATCTAAACACATTCATGAACTCTCTTCACGGAGAAAACTGGGTTATAACTAAGAAATTAAAAGACGGAGATACAATCGAATGTAGATGTCAAAGGTCTATATTCGCTACAACATATATACCTACATTGTTAACAACCGTAATAGCAGAAAAAGGAGTAATACAGAGAACATTAATCTACATTAGAGAAGTACCTCAACAAGTACAAGATGAATTACGAGATGCAATTATTGATGAAGTTGGCACAATCGTTGATAGAGATTTACCTATTACTAAATATGCACAAAACTTCGTATTAATGTATGAAACATTAAGAAAGCATTTTATTGAAACGGGTGAAAACCCACTAAAAACAATTAAATTTGGTAGAGGTATAACAGATTCTATTAAGAATGAATCTTGGAAAATGAGAAACTATGTTAATACTAGTAGACCTGTGGTGTTTAATATTGCTAGTAACTTTATTACAAGATTAAATGGTACTATGGTTAAGATGGCAGTTCTATCTTGTATTGCTGAAGCCCCTAGTCTTCCAGTGGAACAACGGTTTATAGTAACCGATAGACACGTAAGACAAGCATCATTTTTAGTTAGGCAATGTTATAAATCATTGGTATCATGGTTAGACACGGCCCTCAAGGTTAAGCAGAGTTCATTAGAAGACAAAGCAAACATGGGTGCATTTAGGAGTTTATATTACAAAATGAAAAAGAAAGATGATGATTGGGTCAATAAAACTGCTTTAATAGAGGAAGTTAGAAAAACCACCCACAAGGGTCAAGCATCTGTATACCGATGGCTGAAAGACCTAGAAAATAATTTTGAAGAAAAGAAAATAGGAAGAAGTACATACATAAAGATAAAGGAAGTGAACAAAGAATGAGTGAAATATATGAACATCAATACTTAGTATTTAGTGTTGGAGATGGCCCAAGAGTGATTAATGAAGCATTAAATGCATCAGGTAGAGAAGGTTGGCGTTTGTCAACTATGATAACTGTAGGAAACGGTGAACACATTGTAGCATGGATGACAAAATCTAATATGATACATGCACCTGACCCTACTAAATCTAAAGAGAGTGAAATCTCCGCACTTTGGGGTGCTTCTGAAGAAGAAGAGAAAGCAACCAAAAGCGGTGGCAAGAAATGAGTGTAATGGCAATTGACATAGAAACCAAGAATTTCGCACATGAAATTGGTGGTTGGGGTAATACTCATATGTTTCAAGTATCAACTGTATGTACTTGGAATGGAGATGTAGGTACTATCTATATTGATAAAGCAGTAGATGATTTAAAGAAGAGTAATGTTTCTATAAAACCATTATCTCAATTAAAATTTGACTTAGATGATTTCCATAAAAGTGGTGGAATATTACTAGGTCATAATATAATAGGTTTTGATTTACCTGTTATGAAAAACGCAATGGATATTTATTGTATTAAAAAATACTTAGATGATAAAGCATACATAGATACTAGTATGTTAATTAATAAGGCTCATGGTGAAAGATACAGTTTGAATAACTTAGTACAAAGTACATTAGGTGAAAATAAAAGTATGGATAGTGCTGAAGCACCAGTTGTATGGAAGTCCGGTGGATACTCAGAAGTTGCAGAATATTGTTTAAAAGATTGTCAACTTGTGTATGATTTATGGCAATACGGCCAAAACAATAAAATGGTAAAGGGGTTCTCGTTGGAACAAGCAGAAACGCTTGAACTGGGAGTTGATTGGTAATGGTAAGCACATTTGCAGCATTTGTATGGTTTGTCTTTCTCTGTTTTCTTTCACTGTTATTCTTTGCCGCATTCGGAGGGTCAAAGTATAGTGAGTCAAATATTGATGAATATATGGAGAAGTTAATTGCAGAAGAAACGGAGCGAAATAATAATGGCTCTCGCTGAGACCTGTAAATTTTGTAACAAAGAAACTATCCCAAAAAGAATAAAAGGCAAATATGTTGGTTCAATAGAATCAATTTTAATTTGGCAATGTAGAAATTGTAAGGCTTTGTGGTCGTAAGAATTATCTTGCGATTGCAAGGCCACTTTTTTTTATGCAAAAATTTTTGACATTTCATGATTCTTAAAGGGCGATTTTTCCTACATTAAAACTATTAGAGTTATAGCGTTTCACATTAAGAATAAAAAACAAAAATGCTTAAATTGACAAAATAACATTTTGAGAGTATTTAAACCATAAAAAAGAGATGAACGCAAAAATAAAGTACTAGTGGTTTACTTTCTACACTAATGACTGACGAGCCGAATCATTTGGAAAGGTAAAATAAATGATGATTGATTCAGATGGTTATAACCGATTTTGGTTTTGGTTGGCTAAAAAGATAGGGTTAATAATATGATGGACTGGGATTATTGGGAAGCAATTCTAGAAGCAATGGGTGAAAGTATTGAACAAAATAGATAGAATATTTTGGTATCTTTCTAATAAATTGTTTGTGTGGTTAGCATTAAAAAATGAATAAGTTTCTTAAGCATAGTAACTGGGGCGAGCCGTTATGCTCCTAACCACTAAGGTCGCCTTGCGGCCATTTTTTGGATGGCTAGTTAATCAACCAGTTGTCTTAAGTTTTCTATACATTTTTACGGATGACCCAATGTATTATTATCAAGGTGTAGCATTGCCTATTGCACTATGTTCAATACTATGGTTGATACCATGTTATCAATGGTATGAAGAACATATTGAAGTGTGATTAGCATTAAAAAATAAATAATTATGTAAAGTCTACCCATAAGGTAATTAGAACCTCTTCAAAAGTAATATCTCCACTTACTCTTCTAACTTGTATTGCGTCACCTGCTACAAATGCTTGGTTAAAATCTAAAGTGGCTACGG